CATGAATTTAAGGTTTCTAACATTGAATGGTTAGAAGATTTATATAACAACAGCGAAGAGAGAAAGCTGCATTAAAAAAGGAGTATGTTATGAGTGAAGATTTTTTCACAGAAGAAGCGAGTTCAAGTGATAACCCAAAGGACTTATTTTTAAAACATTTATCTAAAGAGAAGAAATGGTACATCGGAGATGATGTCATTGATCTTGAATATATTATGCTTGACCCAGAAACGATAAAGACAGGCATAGGTAGATATGCAAAAGGATATGAGTTTAAGTGGGCAGAACATAAGGGGGGTAAAAAGGTAAAACCAGATGATAATTGGAAGGATGCATTTAGTGTCTGGGTCTTTGTAAAAGATCAGAAAAAGCCTGTGTTATGGGAACGCATGTCTTGGGGTGAGGTTAGAGCATTTAGAGATATGTGTCCTAGTTTTTGGCATGGTGCTAATAAAGAAGCACCCAACTTACCAATATTCAAATTTATTAAATCTAAGCCTGTTAATTTTGAATCTGGGTTTGAATCATCAGTACCAGAGTTTGAGTTTTTAGGTTACAAACCAAGACCAGAAGGTTTTGTTATACCAGAATGGGCAAATGAGGATGTGCCAGTAGCAGCAGAACTAGAGCAAGAAGCAAAAGCAGAATTAAAACAAGACGATATCCCATTCTAAATGACTAACGAGGAATGGGCATCTATTGCTAGAGCAGTAGGTCTTGAACTTTTAGGCGAACCAAAACAAGAATCCTCTACAGAGATAAGAT